GGCTCGACCCCAGCACGGGCATCGACCGTACTGGCGTGTACGGCGACCCCATGTTCATCAACCCTCAGAGCACGGACCCGATGATCGCTGGCTCGCTCCAGCCGGGTTCTCCGCTGCTCAATCCGACTCGCAAGGCCAGCGTCCCGGTCAAGATCGCCGTTGGTCCCAACGGTGGAACCTACGACGGGACGGTCGGGTCCAACCAGCACGGTCCCCGCGTGGCAGCGATGTCACGCAGCGGATTCGTCAACATCCCCAACTTCTAGGAGTCGTTCATGGCAACCGGAACCGTTACGATCGTGAGCGACACCGGAGGGCCTGGGCACGTTCGCAAGATCGTCCTGTCGTGCACCGCGAATGCCAGCGGAAACGTCGTCTCCGACAAGATCGCCCGCATCAGCGGGTATCTGATCTGCTCGGAGACGACGCCCGACACCGTTGCTGTCCCCACCTCATACAACTCCAAGGTCCGGCGTCGATCGACGACCGGATGGGACATGCTGGGAGGGGACGGCAACACCCGGAGCACCACGGCCACCGAGGAAGCACGTCCGAAGGACGCGGCGGGCAACATGGTCATGGCGCCGTGCCGCGAGGACGACCTGTACGTGACCGCCGACAACTGCGGCAACGGCGGGAAGTTCACCCAAATCCTGTACTTCTACCAAGAGGCAGCATGAACAAGCTCGACGCCGTGAATCTCGTTCTCCGCAAGGCGGGGCTCTACACGGTGTCGAGCCTGGACACCAACGGCGCCAGCGATGCAGCCGAGGCCGAACGCTGCATCGACGAGAAGGAACTCCAGATCCAGCTCGCGGGTTGGCACTACAACATGCGGGAGAACGTCACTCTGGAGCCCGACGAGGCCACCAGCAAGATTTACCTTCCGCCTGGGTGCCTGACCATCGACTCGGACGACTTCGACGCGTGGCGGAACATCACGCAGCTCGGCGACCATCTGGTCGATCGAGACAACAACACCGACACGTTCGACGGCGAACTTCGGTGCTCGTACACGTTGCGATACACGTGGGACTGCATCCCCATCGAGGTTCGCAACTACATCGCGCACGAAGCCGCCGTCGCGTTCCTTGAAAGCCGACCGCTCACCCGGGAGAAGGCGTACCGCGTGAGTCGGCTCGACGTCGAACGGGACAAGGCTCGGACGCTGGCTCTCCAGATCAACGGAGACCGCGAGGACGTCAACACGCTCAACACGTCCAGTGCCCGGAGCATGCGTGGCGGTCGAACGGTTCTGTCACCGATCAACACAGGGTTCTTCACGCCATGAGCACGCAAAACATCACTCCGATCTCAGACTCCGGACGGCCGGACGTCCAGCGGATGATGTGCGACCCGTTCACGCGATGGCTCAATCGTGAGCCCGATTCGGATGAAGATTGCTGCCTGCTCGACGCGGACAACTTCGACCCCAATGGGTTCTTTGCCCGCACGGGTGGTCCGAGTGGCCCGGGTGGAGGAGGAGGCGGAATCGGCAATCCAGGCAGCGGCGGGTACGACGCTGGAGACATCGGTGCTCCGCCAGGTGGACTCCACCCAATCGACCAGCCGGGTCCGAATCCGGGCGACATCGGACCTCCGCCACCAACACCCAATCGACCAATCGACCAGCAAGGTCCAGACCCAGGCGACATCAATGGACCACCTCCCCCACCGGGAGGCGGTCCCGACGGTGGGCCGACCGGCGACCTTCCATCGGACGTTCCCGTGGGCGGAAGTCCAACCAAAATCGACATCAACTGAGGACACCCAATGCTCTCGATCACCGCCACCGGAACGAAGACCCAAGCCACCACGTCCGTCAAGACTTTCATGCGGGTGGTTCCAGCGCGAGCTGGCTGGGTGGCGTTCCAAATCGAAGGCTTCGGCATCGACCCAACCGACGAGAAGGTCACCGCGACCATCATTCGTGGGGCGACCGGGGGCACGGCAGGCAGCGCCATCACGCGATACAAAGCGGACACCGCGATGGGCGAATCAGTTGGCTCGCTTGCATCGGTGTTGGACGTGTTCAGCAGCGAAGTCGGCTACGACACATCAGGGGTCACCTACTCGCTTCCGATCGCCGTTCACCCCCAGGACCACCGCACCACGATTTGGGTTCGGGCGAATGCCGGGGAGAACGTCGATCTCCGTCTCCAGGGCGACACCGGGCTCACGTCCACCAACTTCCAGATCACCGCATTCATTCGAGACTGATTTGTCAAGACTGTCCATTATGGACACTTTGGAGGTGACCGATGGCTGTCCTTGGCATGACGAAGCTGGAAGCGGTCAACGAGATCCTTGAGGCGAAGGGTCTCAAGCGGGTTCCGGCGCTCGACACCGGAGGCAACTCCGATGCAGCCAACGCCGAGTACGTGCTCGACCGCATCGACCGACGCATTCAGGAGATGGGGTGGCCGGAGAACACCGAGCTGGGGCAGACGTTTGCATTGGGCAACCCGATCACCGTCGCCTCTGACACCCTTTGGATCCGGGGCTCCCTCCCGCACACAGCATGGCGGTACCAGCTCCGGGGCGACTCGGTGTTCGACGTCCAGACCAACTCCGTCAACATCACCTCCAACATCGTTCTCGACCGCATCAAGAAACTCAGCTTCGAGAGTCTGGCTCCGAAGACCAAAGAGCTGATCGCGGTCGCAGCAGCGACGATCTTCCAGCGCCGCAACCGTGGCGACATGGCCCAGGACGCATGGCTCACCCAAGAGCAAATGCTCGCTGACCTGACCGCCGATCGGATCAATGCCGGGATGGTCCCGACCCCGATCAACCCGTACCCCATCTTCCGCCAGTCCGCCCAACGACCGCAGCAACCCCAGCAATAACTAGAAAGGCCATAGATGCCGCGAGAACTCTCCAGTCACAAGGTCAACGATCTGAACGAGGCGATTGTCGTCGAAGCACTCGACGGACCTGGTCCGGGAGGCGCCAGCCACGAGTACCGCATCAGCGGGCTCAAGGGTCCCCTTGACCACCACCCGATTCCGACGATCGACATTCGGTTCCAGAACGGGCCGTTACGTGAGGTCGGAGCCAACGGCATCACCAATGAGGCCCTTCTCGCCATCCTGATCGACCGGATGGAAGGGTTCCAGTCTGGCAAGTACGCGACCATCGAGAACCAAATCGCTCTCGATCATCTTCGCGCCGCTCAGAACACTCTCAAGTTCCGAACCGAACAACGACTTGCTCGTGGAGTCGAAGGCACCCACCAGAAATGAACGATTCGCTTCGCTTTACCGCCCCGCAACTCGCGGGGGGGATGAGCAAGCAGCCGCCCCACCTTCGGCTTCCGGGGCAGGTGGAAGACGCCCAGAGTGTCTACCTCTCCGTGGTGGACGGGATCAGCAAGCGGCCCGGCACGGTGCTTGACCGCGTGATCAGCGGGCTCGATCCGGGCGGCGAGTACCGGCTCGTGATGATGAAGCGTGACCAGGACGAGGAATACGCGATCGTTTATGGTCGTGTGGGTTCCAACTTCACGATCAAGGCGTTCCGGGTTGGCGGCGGGGCCGCAACGGTGAACGTGAGCGCGGCAGCTCAGAAGTACCTCAACCTCAACCAAGCGACGTCGGAACAGGTTCGTCTCCGCACCATCGGCGACACGCTCTACCTGATCAACACGACGGTCATGGTGGGGACGTTGCCGGCGGCGACGTACAGCCTCACAGCGACGTGGGCGACCTACGACCAGATGGTCGCTCACACCCCGGCGGACGCGACGTACCACAAGGCCAACGCCGCCAGCGGGGAGAACCCGGCGGGGTACTTCAAATACGACGTCGGCGGGATCACCTTCGCGGTTCGGTCGTTCCCGACGATCAGCGGACCCGATTTCGCGGCGCCCTACGGCAAGTATGACAATGCCTCATACATGCCCGGCGGCTTCAAAATCGGCTTCCAGCGGCAATCGCTCAGCGGAACCCACACGTTCGACAACGCAACCCGGAAGGTCACCCTCGCGGGCGCGTACGCCCTTTACGACTTCTACCCCGCCGACTATGTGTTCATGGCGAACAGCGGGGTATTCGCGGGCAAGTCCGACTGGTGGAAGGTCGAAGCCAAGAACAGCGACGGCGAGATCGTCCTGGCGAACACGACTTCGCTGGAACACGGATACGCGCTCCCGGCGGCGGCTGGCAACGCCACTCCCACCGGGGTTGGCGAGCTGGTCGAAGTCACCTACAGCGCCGACACGCTCGCGCTCGACGACATGCACGCGGTCGCCGCCAAGTTCCAGACCCAGCTCCGGCTCGGTCAGGCTGGCGAAGCCCTCTGCGAATGGGTGGACGTCGGGTATCAGAAGGGGTATTTCAAGATCACCAGCCCATTCCGAGGAGCCGGGGCCACGTTCTTCGGACCCTACGCTCCGACGAGCGGGCAAGACCTTCACGCGACGGGCTTGCCATTCGATGGCGCGCTCTCGGGAACGGGCTCGGTCACAACCGGCACAGGCGGCACATCCACCACCGTCTCCACGCTCGCGCTCGCAAGCCGTTGGACGCAGACGGTCGCTTCTGGGCAGGCCGACGCCCAGATCGATGCGAACACGATGCCCGTTCTGATGAAGCGAACCCAGGTCGGAACCACGTCGGTCTTCTCAATCGAGGCGCCGACGTTCGATCAGCGCTCCAGCGGAGACCCCACCACCAATCCCACGCCGTCCCTCTGGCGGAAAGATGGGGCGACCCAAGGAACCGGGACGTACAGCGCCGCCAATCCCACCGTGGTCACATCCACGGCTCACGGACTCACCAGCGGCGACGCGGTATCGAACAGCGGATCGACCGGAACCGTCTCGATCGACGGCAATCGAATCGTGACCGTGACCGACGCAGACCACTTCACCGTCCCCGTCGATGCGACGGCCGGTGGCGGGTCGGTCACATGGCGGAAGGGTGGCAACACCATCTCCGACGCCACGATGAAGGACGCTCGGCTCATGCTCGCGGGCGGCAACTCGGCCGTCTTCTCCCGCGTCCGCGACACCAACAACTTCTACATCGCCGACGCGACGAACCTCGTGGACTCAGACCCGATCGATGTTCCGATCGGCTCCCAGGACGTCGCCATCATCGACTTCGTGGTTCCGATCCACAAAACCATCGCGGCGTTCACCAAAGCTGGAAAGCAATGGGAGTTGAACACCGCCGACGCGCTCACGCCGTCCACCGCGGGGTGGACCACGACGACATCTCATGCAACGCGGTCTGTTCGTCCGCAGCTTATGGGATCACGCCTCTACTTCGTCGGCGAGGCGGTCGATTACTCCACCCTCTTCGAGTACGTCTTCAACGAGCTGACGCTTCCGTCGTCAGCCTTTGAGGTCTCAACCCACATCCTCGACACGCTCCCATCCGAGATCCGGTCGATCGACACCAACGCCAACAACAGCATGGTGCTCGTTCTCCCGGAGGACGATGGGCTAACGGCTCGCCTGTTCGTCTACAAGGCGTTCTGGAATGGCGACGAGAAGATCCAGTCGGCATGGGCACGCTGGAACTTCGACCCCGGATATCGAATCCTGGACGTCGCCGTGCTTGGCGACGAAGCATGGATGCTCGTGGAATCGTGCGCCGTGTTCACCTCAGATCCGGTGACCACAAGCACGAAGATCCACTCGCCGTCACACGGTCTCGCCGATGGCGACCCCATCATGATCCCGGTGGCATCGCCATCGGTCATGGAGGGTGCATGGAACATCCTGCTTGTTGACCCTGATTATTTCAAGATCATGGTTGACACGCGGTCCTACGGATCGGGATACGGGAAGTGGGGGCTCGGCGAGTTCACGCTCGAACGGCTTCCTCTCTCTCGCCCAGCGGCCCGCCCCGGCTGGGCCTACGCCACCTACCTTGATCGCCAGGTCAAGCTCACCGGCTCGTTCGCCGCATCCACAACGACGTGGACCCTCACCGCGCCCTATGGCGGATCGCTCCGTGCGAAGGGCTCCACGCTCAACCGAATCGTGCTCGGGCCGTCGTTCGGGGCCAACTCCGGCGACGTGCACGCCATCGAGACCTACGGGTCAACGAACACGGTGTCGATCAGCGGAGACTACTCGGCTGGCGAGGCAGTCCTCGGCGCCTACTTCACCGCGTCTGTTGAGTTGACGCGCCCGTTTGTTCGTGATCGCCAGGGCAACATCGACTTCTTCGGGACGGTGACCACCACCGACCTGATGACCGTCAACTACCGCTCCGGCGACTACACCGTCACCGTCACCCCATCTGACGGATCGCAGGTTTCAACCAGCACGTTCACCCCGGCGGGCGTGCTGTCGGTGCTCAAAGAGCAGATTTTCAAGTCCTCAGCTTCCGGCGTGGTCGAGGGATTCTCGACCGTGATCAGCTCGTCAGGCCCAAAGCCCATGACGATCTCTGCGTATCAGTGGATTGGAACACAATCCGAACCCTTGAGGTAAACATGGCCGACTTCGGAATCTCTGAGCTGGCTCTCGGGCTGGCAGCGGCGGGCGCGGCAGCGTCGGCGGGGACTTCGATCATCGGCAGCCAGGCCAAGAACAAGGCCGTCAAGGAATCGCAGGACAACGCCCGGAAAGCCGCTCTTGAGCAGCGGAAGCAGATCGAGGAAGCGGCGGCGCTTGAGAAGTTCAAGCGCCGCCGCGAATCCGATCAGATCCGTGGACGACTCGCCACGGTGGGTGCAGCGTCAGGGGCAGACCCAGCAGGCTCATACGCCGTGCTCGACAACCAGGTCACGACGAACGAAGCCATCAACTTCGACATCATCGACCGCAACCGAACCAACCAGATCAACCGAGTGGCATCTGGGCTCGACGCCCAGCTCTCCGAACTCGGCTCACGCCGAACCAACTCCATCCTCAACGCGTTCACGGCAGGGATCAGTGGCGCCGCCACCGGCCTGTCGGTGTACAACGCCCTGCCCGGATCTCCAACCCCGACCGACACCCGCACATTTGACGAGAACGACTTCTTCCGATGAGCACCATTCAAACACAGTCCGGCGCGCTGGGTTTCGTCCGACGAAACACTACACCAGCGGTGCAGATCCCGGACGTGCAAGGTTCGCTTGCAACGCCGGGTCTGGAAGTCGCTCCGCCGGTCAGTCAAGGGGCCCAGGACGCTGAGGCGATGCTCCAGGCGTTCTCCGCACTGGGCGGCGCAAGCGCGGCGGTCCTCCACACCCGCAACATCGCTCAGGCGGAACAGGACCGGCTCGATCACATCGCCAAGCAGAACAAGGCTGAGGTGGACGCCGCCGACCGTGGGCAGGCCAACATCCACGCGGCGGCTGACATGCCCGGCATCGTCGCCCGGATCGGTCTCGGCGATCTCCGCCCCAATGACGGCGAATCAGTCCGTGACTTCGCCAAGCGAATCGCGCTCGACGGAACGGATGGGATGTCCGCCGAGTACCGCACCCAACGGGAGAAGGCGATCACCGACAACATCGCGGCGGCGCTCCAGAATCGGCTCGACAAGAACCGGCTCGAAGCGGAGGCGGCGAACGGTGCTCTTGCTGTCCAGTCGATCGATGGCGCCACCGAAGCGGGCCAGATGACGCGGGCGGTATCGGCACTCCGGAAGATCAAGCCGGACCTCCCCGAAGACGTCGCCATCGCGGAAGTTGGTCAGCGGTGGCTCAACAACGCCGTCGCGGTCGCTCGCGTCGATCCGAAGCAAGGAACGAAGATCCTGCAGGCGGCTCGTGCCGCGCTCGGCGATCGGATGCAGACCGAACAGGCGACGGCCCAGAACCTCTACGACGCCGCAGTCGAAGCGAACCAAACGAAGGCACTCACCCAGCTCAAGGGCGACGTCGGCAAGATGCTCGACGCGGGAGCGCCATACCCCACCGTGTTCCAGTTCATCTCTGAGCAAGGCAGCAAGCTAGGCGTGGACGTTCACGCTCTCCGGCGTGAAGTGGACACGGAACACCAGGTCTTGCACAACCGGCGAGAGGCCGACGCCGCAGCCGCAAAGCGTGCAGCGGACGAAGCCCAGCGAACGGCCCAAGAGGGAGCGGCGAATCAAGTTGCCGCCAGCATCCTGCAGGGCGACTACAAGACCGCCGACGCTCAGGCTCGCAGCTCACCAAAGCCAGTTGCCGCCCATTTCATCCTGGGGCTTGTGGATCAGGTTCGTTCCCATCAGGCTCAGGCCCAGCGGGACGCCGCCGAGCAGCTCAAGACCCAGCAGATGCAGGCGTTCACTCACGCGGCAACGGCACGGGCGGCATCGCTCGTGGAAGCTGGCCAAGGGGCTCTCATCGAGGATGCGTCCATCGTCCTCCCCGACGGAACCCATCACAAGATCACCCGAGGCGAGCTGCGAGACACGGCCATGAGCGAGCAGTTCGCTCGTGTCGCCGAGGCGAACAAGGACAACCCCGAAGCAGCTCAGTCGGCCGTCATCAAGACCGCCGCCGACAACGCGTACTTCCCGCCCGGCTGGAAGAACCTCATGGACGGCGCCGCGGGGAAGATCACGACCGCCGCCATCGCCACGTCCAAAGACGGCAAGCTCCCTGTGGACGCAACGCAGGGCTACTCGTTCTTCAAGAAGCTCTCCGCCCAGGCCCCCGGCTTGCTCGACACCATGAGCCTGTCGCCCCGGACGACGGAGCTGTTCACGGCTGCGATGGAGCTTGAGAAAACCCCGATGGTCGGGTCCGATCCGATCCGGGCACTCGCCACCGCCGCCGACATCGTAGACGATCCCCACTCGCGGCTTGACCAGGTGAAGCTCTCCGCACTGGCGAACGAGCTGGACCTGTCATCCCAAAGCGACATCGAAGTCGCACGAGAAGCCGCGCCGCTGGCGAAGATCCTCACCCGGCTGGGGAAGACCCCGGAGGATGCGGTCAAGCAGGCGATCGGCCAGGTCACAACCAACCGCATCACGATCAACGGATGGAGCTCACGTGTGGGCAACGTCCCGCCGTCGATGCGATACCAGTTCGCCGATGCCGCCGAGACCAAGATCGAGCAGTACGCCAAGGGGCTCGACGGAACCGGCATCGACCGCAGCTCGCTCGCCTTTCGGTACAACGACCGAACCGATCTCTGGGAGATCGTGTTGCGTGACACGGGCATTCCCGCTCCGACCACCAACCCAGGCGAAGTCTTCTTCACCACCAAGCAGCTCGTGACGGAGGCGAAGAACCAGACCGAGGAAGCCGCCAAACGGAAGTTCCTCGATCGTCAGCGTCAGATCCAATCCAGCAACCCATTCCCCGAGTCGTTCCTTGAACGGCTCGACGCGTGGAACCGTTAATGCCCAACCTCACCGACATCGCTCCGCTCAGCGTCACGCCGCAGACGGAGACGAATCGCCAGCTCAATGCGGCCCGCCAAGAGGCGGACCCGTCATTCAGCGAGCTGGGAACGGCGGCGCTCCTCCAGGGGCCCGTGGCGTCGGTGTTCAACTACGTCGCCCGAGATCCCATCCTCTGGCCGGCGGAGACGGGATTCTCCCTTTCGCCCAACGATCAGCTTTTCAAGGAGCTGACCGACGGCGTGGACCCGGCGTACTGGCCGCAGTTTGCGGACGCGACAAGCACGCAGCACGCGTACTACATCCGCAACCTCGCGCTCAACCGCCAGAAGTACCGCGACCAGCTCGGAGCTGCAGGCGTGTCCGGAACGGCGGCTTCGATCGTGGCCGGACTGGTCGATCCGGTCAACCTTGCAATCGGCGTGGCGTCAGGCGGGCTCGGAGTTGCGAGCGCGACGACGCGGGCGGGCCAACTCGCCCGCTCTGGCCTCATCGCTGGCGGCGCCTTCTCTGGCGTCGAAGCGTTCAAGCGGTCGCAAGATCCGGTCATCACCCCCGGCGAAGTTGCTCTCGCGGGCGTGTCCGGCGCGCTCGGAACGGTCGCAGGGGAAGCGTCTCAGGGCCTCTCACGCGGCGCTCGATTCTTCACCACTGGCGCGGCACAGGCAGCCCCGATCGCTGCCTACGACGTCCTCACCGACACTGACCGCCAGGACATCGCTTTGAACGTGCTTCCCCAGTTCTTTCTGGGCGGTGTGCTGGGCATGATGGGTCCGCGTGACCACGCGGTCAAGGTTGACCAGATCGCCCGCAACGCGGTGAAGTCGGTGGAGCTGGAGATCGCCAAGGAAAGCGGCGCGACACTCACCCCCAAGGGCGAGCAGTATTTCAAGCCCGTGGATCACCTCACGGATCATGAGAAGTTCTCGCTTGCGATGGGTGATTGGTCCCCCTTCAACGAAGCTCTCGGCATCGACCCATCGAAGCCGGAAACGATGAAGGTCTGGGTTCCGAAGCCAGTTGAGCAGAGCTTCAAAGACCTGATCGGCGACACCAGCGGCCCCTCAGACTTCGAGCGACTCCTCCAAGACGGTTCGATTCCGTCTGCGATCCCTGAGCGACAGCTCGTTGAAGTCGAAGTCCCGTTCCGCAAGTCGGAGCTGGAGTTTGGCGACATCATGCGGATCGTCGATCAAGCGGAGAACGACTCCGGTGTGGTAGTTCCGCATGGCCAGGACATCACCACCGAAGCCCCGACGTCTCGCGTTTCGTCAGACGAAACTCCGGGGCACGCCGTCGGTGCGGCGGCTCCGACCGACCCGGCGTTCCGGTTCGCCGCCAAGCGGGTTGAAAAGATCAACGAGCAGGTCGGCGACCTCAACCTCAACAACGTGGGCGACGAGTCTGCCTCCTACAAGCGATGGAGCGCGGCGGGCATGGCATCGCGGGCCGAGATCCCCGACGTCGCCCGTGCCGCCAACATGCTCGGCATCGACCACGTTCCCAAGCAGGGGTCGGGTCTGACGTACTACACCGCCGCAGACGCGGCGGAGTCGTGGCATCACGCGAACATGGCGAAGCTGTTCAAGGCCAACGACGCGGCGTTCGACGCCTACACGAAGGCGGAGAAGGCAGCGGGGCGCGAACCCATGAAGCCTCTCCAGTTCTTCGAGGCTGCGACCGACGCCTACGAGTCTGGCCTCCCCAGCGGAAACGAGCACATCGACCGCGTGGTCGAGAACGTGCGGGCGATCCGCAAGGCCGACTGGGAGCGGATGCAACGCCACCTGGTCAACGGGGCCGAACACGAGTTCGACCCGACGGTCATCGACCGATACACCGACCGCGTGCAGCTCGACGAGGCGATCTCGAAGTACGGCTACGAGGCGATGATCGACGACGTGATCCTCCGTCTTCGGCGCCACCCCGGCAACGCGGAAATCGCCAACGATCCGGTGAAGCTCCGGGCCGTCGCCAAAGCGTGGCTCGACAACGCGGCCACTCAGCAGGACCGAATCGCTCCGTGGGCGGCTCACACTCTGGAGCATGACAGCGTGGCCCGGTACGCCGAGCAGCTCCGCAAGGCTGTCCCGACGCTCACCGAGCAGCAGGTCAACGACATCGTGTGGAAAACCGGGCCGAACCCCGGCGAGGGCAACAAGCCCGCGAAGCTCCGGCGTCAGGTCCGCATGGACACCGCCTGGGAGAACCCGTCGCTTGAGACCGTGAACGGACGCGGGTTCAAGCTCAACAACATCCTCATCCGGAATCTCGAAGAGATCGAGCGGATGAACAGCCGGTACGTCAACGGGCGTTCCGCGATGGCCGAAGTGTTCCGCCAGTTCTCGACGCCCGACCGGGTGGTCGAGAGCATCCCCCAGCTTCTCGACGTGCTCAAAGAGCAGGCGAAGGCATACGGGCTCAACCCGGCCGTCATGGAAAACGACCTGCGGCGCATCGAGTACATGTCCAAGCTGGTCATGGGGATTCCCACCCACCAGAGCACGATGTTCACGCGGATCGGACGGATGCTCCGCAACGCGTCGTTCATGCGGGTCATCAACACGGCCACCGGCGTTCGCAACTTCACGGAGCTCGCCGGAACCATCGCCGAGAACGGTCTGACTGCGACGACCAAGCAGCTCATCCCGGCACTCGACGAGCTGTTCACCCGCATCCGCCGCGGCGAGCTCGACCACGAGGCCGTCGTCACCATGCAGCACATGGGCATCGGTGTCGGCGACCTCACCCACCGAACGCTTCCCACCCCCGAGGAAGGCGAGCTTGTCCCGAAGTCCAACGGCTTCGAGTACAACCTCGACAAGAAGCTCCGGGTGGCCGATCGTGCGCTCCAGCGTGGAGCGAACCTCACATCCACGCTCGCGCTCGTGGGGCCGACGCAAACCGCTCTGGAATCCACCACGTTCCGTCTGGTCGCACAGCGATGGATGGACATGGCCCAGGGCAAGACGCCGATGCTCTCCGAGGCTCGGCTTCGCGCCGCCACCCTCTCGCCCGAGATGGCCAAGCGGATCGTCGCCCAGCTCAACCTCCCCGGCGCCGTCGCGTTCGACAAGACCGCAGCGGGCAACGTGTGGCACGGGTTCAACTTCGACAAGTGGACCGACGTGGAGGCGGCGACGGCGCTCCGCCAGTCGATCTACAAGACCGTCCGCCGCCAGGTCTACCAGCCCCACGGGTCAGAGATGGCCCAGTGGATGCGGTCTGACATGGGCAAGCTGTTCACGCAGTTCCGGACGTTCATGCTCGGCAGCTACGAGAGCAAGACCCTTTTCAACCTCAAGATGGCCGACCGCACGGCGATCATGTCGATGGCAGCTCAGATCGTGAGCAAGGCCATCGCCTACTACGGCATCACCTACCTGTACTCGCTCGCCCAGCCCAACCGCGAGAAGTACCTCAAGGACCGACTCGATCTATCGAAGGTGGCGAAAGCGGCGTTCTCCAACGCCGAGTTCACCAGCATCCTCCCGATGGCTGCGGACACGGTGCAGGCGATTCGCGGCCGTCAACCCATGTTCGCCTTCGCCCGGACCACGGGGCTCGGCGATCAGCCGGGTCTGGTCGGCCTCTACACCAGCAACCCCACCGCCGACACCATCGACAAGGTGGCTCGTGCGGTTGGGATGCCTCTGGACAAAGCTCTCCAGTTCGCGTCCTACCAAGCTGGAATCTCTCGGACGTGGAACCCACGCATCACCGACCGCGACGTCAAGAACATCCAGGGCGGACTCCCGTTCCAGCGGATGCTCGGCGTCGATCAGTTCTTCCGGTGGCTGGCGACTCAGGCTCCCAAGGAGCGGAAGCCCTGATCACCGCTTCGATTTCCACGCCTCCACGGTGAACATCACACGGCCCTGGGCGCCGGACGACTCACGCTTCACGAGCGCGAGGTCCGCGCCCCGGGCATGGGCGAAGTTCTTGGCAGCCACGTCGATGCTGTCCGTGGACATCCATCCGCACGACCCCGAGTAGGAATCCACGAAGGACGCATATCGGATCGCCGCCTCACTCGACACCACCCGCACCGACTCCGCCCCCGGTTGCAACGTTCCTCTACAGCCACACAGACACAACGTTACTACCAACGTAGCAATACGTCTCATATGAGTATCTCTATGTAATTGGGATCTCCCCCAACGTCAAGGACGTGAAGCATCCTACGGGTGGGTTAAAAAGCTAGCAAAAGCTAACTTCACTTAATGTGAAAGTTAGCACCCACAAACAAGGATCGCTCATGAACGCAGGAAAGCTCGTCGCCTTTGAAGTTCTCGCGTCCCCGTCCGCGTCCAACCCCAGCGGCATCCCCGCCGATCTTGCCCAGAAGGGGATGCTCGACTACCCCGGAACGAAGCGGCTCCTCCACATGCCGCATGGGTGGTGTGACCGGCTCATCCTGGTGAACCCCACCGGGGCGCTCCACGGCAAGAACCTCCCGTTCCACGCGGGCATCATCAACCGCTCCCTTTTCTCGCTCCTCCTGTCCATCGCTCCGTTCTGCCGGACCTACGAGGTCATCCACGGCGTCAAGCCCATCGCCTACCTCGGTCAGCTCAAACCCTTCTGGGACGACTTCTGGAAGGCCAAACTCGCCCGCGGCTTGTTCGAGAAGACCGTGATGGAGTGCGTGCAGTACCTCATGGACGCACGCGGACCCGTCTGCGACATCGTGATGGACGGCCTGGGTTGCTTCAACGAGGACGACCCCGACTGGATTGCCGCGTGGATTCTCCGCCAGCGCGGATTCAAAGTCGCGTGCAACGCACGCGGCGAAAACACCCCCGCCATGTGGCTCGGGTTCGACGGTTACTCCGAAGTCGCCGTCGCACGCACCACCACCAACCGAGTGTGGACCCTCAACACCGGCCGTCAGACCGTCATGGTCACCAACGACGACTTCGCCGTCTCGGAGCTGGCCATCCACCGCGAACAGGGACGCGACATCGCCATCGCCGCATCGGGCTGGGGCGACGACGGCTCACTCCCTCAACTCTGGCTCGACATCATCCACCACGAGGCAGCATGAACGCTTCCGACATTCAACAACGCATCGCCGAGGCAGCCGACAAGCAGCTACTCGAATGGCTGGAAACCGGCATCACCGAGTTCACCGGCCAGCTCGACGCCAGCGGCAACCCGATCATGGTCAAGAAGCAGCTCTCGGCAACCCACATGGCCCAGGTGCTCAAACGCATCGGCCAGCTCAAACTCGCCGCCATCCCCGTTCCCGGCTCACCCGCCGGGAACCTGCTCGCCAAAGCCGAGGCCCGTGGTCTCGTCTCCGGCGCCGTGAAGTTCAACGGCAAGACCATCCCCACCACCCCGCCACCACTCTCTGACGACGATGACGCAGCCACCAGATGAGCACGCCCACGACCGCTCTGGACTTTCTCCGCCAGGCGGGGCCGGACGAGTTTCTCGACGCGATGCGGACCTTCACCGATGGGCTGGGCGCGGAGGAGTATCTCGCGTGCTTGGGCTCCGACTTCCGCTTCTTCCTCTGGGAGCTGTGGAAGGACCGCAAGCTCAACCGGTTCGCCCCGCTCGATCGCGGGGAGCTTGACATCGCCAACTACGCCCAGCACGGGCCGAAGAAACGCGGCGTCATGGCTCCCCGCGGCGTCGGCAAGACCAACTTTGGGACCGCCGCCCTGTCATGCTTCCGGCTCCGCCGCGACCGCGACCGCCGCATCCTCATCCCCTCCAAGAACGAGGACGCGATGAAGGAGACCATCTCCCTCATCAAAGGCTGGATGAACACCGTCTGGTTCCTCGAAGACCTCAACCCCAACGAGGGAAAGTCGCTCCGCGACGACGGGAAGAACTGCCGAGACACCACCACCTACTTCGACGTCGCCGGGTGCAAGGAGAACAAGCAGCCCAGCGTCAAGTGCATCGGCCTCACCGGGCAGATGGAAGGCAACCGCGCCCATTCCATCTTCCCCGACGACGTGGAGACCAAGCAGAACACCAAGACCCTTGAGGCCCGGTCAGAGCTCGCCCGGCTCCTCAAGGAAACCACCAACATCCTCTACCCAGATCTCCCCGACCAGGACGATCCCGACAACGAGCTTCTCCGACCGATCGACCCCACCGAGGTTGTCTTCTGGGGCACGATCAAGCACGAGGACACGGTGTACGCCAAGCTCGACGGCCAGCGCACCGACGACGGCAAGAAGACCTACCACTTCATGACGTGGACGCTCGCCTACCCCACGCCCGAGGAGATCAGGGGCGCCCTCAACATCTCCCCGATGATCCTCGACGATCTCGCCACCGGCCGCAAGAAGCCCGGCGACCCCATGTTCCCCCGCCGGTTCGGTCACGACAACATCGCGGAGAAGAAGGCCGAAGGCTACCAAGAGTTTGCGATGGAGCATCAGCTCCAGGTCACGCTCGCTCGGACCAACCGCTACCCCCTTCGCCTCTCCGATCTCATCGTGATGGACGTGCCCCCGCTCGTGGCCCCCGCCACGGTCGTTTACGGGCAGCGTGACAGCTCCGGCTCCACAGCCATCCAAGACATCCCCCTCTACTCGATCAACGCGTCAGACGCCCTCTACCGCCCGGCGTTCATCTCCCCAGCGTCCGATTGGTTCCCCTACCACGGAACCAAGGCGTTCATCGACCCCGCCGGACGCGGCACAGATGAGACCGGCGTTTCCGTCGTGTCCTCGCTCGGCTCGCTCCTGTTCTGTCGCGGCAACACCGGGTTCGCCGGCGGCATGGACCCCACCACCATCGACTCCATCATCCTCTACATCAAGTCCCTGGGGGCGACTGAAATCTACATCGAAGGCAACATCGACGCCTTCGGCACCTACATCCAGAACTTCGAGTCCCGGCTCCGCATGTTCTTCGAGGAGCCCTCGCCCCTCTTCCCGAACGGCTGGAAGGCGTCCGTCACGGAACACCGCTCGTCCGGCCAGAAGGAAGTGCGGATCATCGAGACCCTTGAGCCCGTGATCTCCACCCACCGGCTCATCATGGACCGCGGCGTCATCACTCCCAACCCCACCGAGGAGCCCCACCAGTCCCTGCAGTACCAGCTCTCCCGCATCACCAGGGAACGCAACTGCATCAAGCTCGACGACCGCATCGACTCGCTGGCGAACTGCGTGTTCCAGTGGAACCACATCCTCCGGAACTCCGCACGCGACATCAACTCCCGCATGTCGGAGTCCGCCGCCATCGATGCCGCCGCTGAGAAACTCCGCCGCCTGGCTGGTCTCCACGAGGACAGCTCGGGCCCGTCGTTCCTCACCGCGTACTAGTAAGTGTCCACAAAATACACTCTGGATGTCTGGGTCCGGAGTGTATTTTGTGGACAGTGGGGGGGTCAGGGATTTTTTTCCCAAAGTTGCGAGGGGGTCGTCACCAATCAGCCTCGATCGACGACTCCCCTCGTGGCCCCTCGCGCGCACACACGGGAAGGCCACGCGCGCGCCCGCGTTGCCTGTTTCGTCCGACGAAACGACGTCGAATGCTTCGGCAAAGCATACGTAAACCCTTGTAAAACCTAGACTTACGTTCAAGTTGTGGCGCTGTGTGTGGCGCGTCCCGTGGACGCCCGGTAGACGCCCCACAAACCACCCAGAAACCACCACGAAACCGCCCGGATACCGGGTCGATAGGGGTCGATTGTTCGTGGGTAGGCGCGTCCAGACCGGCGGGGACGGGAAGAGACGGGGACAGAGGAACGGACGGGAGACGGGAACGGTCGAACGGTCGAACGTGGACCACGGGCGTTCCGTCAAACGAAACGGTCGTTGTGTCCGCCAGTTGTTGACCAGCTTTTTTCGCGCCTCAACCGAGAACCGGGAAGCGAGTCAATCCGTCAACGTGTCAACGTTGAAGTAGAGGGTAGGGAATCGTCGCACCCTCTGGGCTCGTGTCAAGTGTAGCAGTAGCTACACACACCACTGGAATACCGATCGGACCACAGTGGAAGTGTAACATCCGAAAAAAAGCGGGTAGAAAATAGTAGAAAAGTAGACTCAAACCGCTTGACAACCGATTCATGGTAGAGTATTTTCTACCGGTCGGGGTGGGGGATTTGAAAGGGTGAACAGATGGCGTCAGCAACTTCGTACTACTTCGCGTTTCGTTGTGGTGGTGGGATCTATGGGCGCTCAGCGCGAGACGTCCGGACAGCTATTAAGCGGACGATTCGTTCCCGGTTGATCCGTCCCTCTGACATGAAGGGGATGCGTCAAGTTGGTAGGACAGCCCAGCGCGCCTGCGGAATGCTCGCGCCAAAGGGATGGGACCACGTTGAAGCTTGAACACACCACGTCCACCCGGGAAACCGGTCGGACGTGATTCGCTGGACGGGGGGCGATGGGGTCCAACCTTGAAAGGGTGTGCAACCATGGCAACGGCGAACAACACAACCGAACTCGGCGCTCAATGGGCTGCGGTCCAAACGGGCGGCGCTTGCTTTCTGTGGGCGTTCTCTCAATCCCTCGTGGGGTTCGTGGAAGCAAACCCCAAACTTAAGCTGGCCGAGATCGGGGTTGAGTTGGCAAAAGCTGCCAAGCGTTCTACTCCATACTCCAAGCCATGGGTATCCCGGGCGATTAAGGCGGGCCGGACTATCACCGAGGAACCGACCACCGAAGAACAGGCGACCGCGTTCTGTGACCTGTTCTATGGCAACGTCAAGCGTACCGGCGCGAAGACAGCCAAGAAACCAACCTCGTCCGATGACGCGCTCAAAGCGGCCATCGCGTTTGCAAAGCGAGCGGTGAAGCTGGGTATGGATGCTGCGGATGTCCAGTCTGAAATTGCGGATGCGCTGGACGGGGATACCGAGGACGCCAGCGTCAGCGCTGCAGCGTAAACACCACAAGCCACCACCCGGCGCGGCCCCTTGACCGGGACCGTTGCCGATTCGCTACCCGATGGCGCTTGTGGCGCCGTCAACCTTGAAAGGGTGACTTAATGACCGTTAGCCTACCCGATACTGTGTCCGATGCGCTAATCCGCACGGGCATGGCCACGAGGGCGCAAGTACAGCCCCGAACCGTCTACGTCAACCGGGGAGGATCGCCCGTTGCGTCAAACGCAACGGCGCTTCCGCCACCACCACCCGGTTTCGTTCCTCCGAAGTGGTTCCCGTTGCTCCGGTTGGCCATGACCGATCCGGAGTTCTACGGCGCCTGCCTGTTCGGTCCACGCGGATCGGGAAAGACAACTGCGGTCCACGTTCTGTCAAAGCAAATGGGCGTCCCGCTTGTGACCTATCAGGCCGCGGCGGGCTGCACCATCGACGACCTTATCGGTGTGCGTGACCTCGTGGACGGTCGAACCACGTTCACGCCGGGACCGCTTCCAGAAGCGATGGGGACCGATTGTTGGTTGCTCATTGAGGAAGCAAACGTCATGCACCCGGGGGTGTTCTCCAAGTTGAACACCCTTACCGATGGATCGGGTGACACCCTCCGCTTGCCCGACGGAAAGCGCATTTCGGTTGGCGCTCGATTCCGGGTGGTCCTCGCGTTCAATGAGGGTGCAGCCTACTCGGGGACGCGCGAAGTAAATGCGGCGCTCCGGGATCGGTTGCAACCGATCTACGCTGATTATCTTGACCCCAAAGATGAGGAATCCATCCTCATCGCGCGAACCGGTTGCGACGCGCTGAGCGCTAAGAAACTGGTTACGTTCGCGCGGTCGGTTCGCATGATGCGGGCCCAGCTTGGATTCGACTTGTCCCCTCGCGCTTTGATCCGGGTTCTCCAGCTTCAAGCGAAGTTGGGAATGTCATGGGGGGAAGCGTTTGAAGCGGGGATTCTCAACCTTGTGGGTGACCCCGTGGACAAGAAACCACAGCGCGACGCGCTGGGCAACTTGGCGGGAAACGCTGGTCTATCCGGTTGGAACCGTCCGACGTTCGTTCCGGTCGCATCCTCGCGCCCGGCGCCCGTGACGTCAAGCGTTTCGTCCGACGAAACGGTAGGGGGTGAACGGTGAAAACGTTCTACCCACAAACGGCGCTGGAAGGGTTCGGCGCGGTGGTCGCTGCGGAGTTGGGAGTGTCCGTGTCGTTTGCGACCGGACAGCCTGCGACCGACGGGAAAACCGTCTATCTCCCACCGATCAAGTCGGCGCTGACACAATCGGAGTTTGACTCCATCTGTGGAACGGCCATCCATGAAGTCGCGCACGTCTACTACCAGACGGTCCCGTTTCATCAGCGTTTCTCAGCGGTTTCTAGGCTCCATGCCGCGGCGTCCAACTTTATCATGGACGTAGCCGACGAGACGCGCATCGAAGAGCGCCTCCCCAAAGCTGCGAAGCTGATCCGGTTGGGGAACGTGGAAGCCGACGAACGGTTCGCCCAGACAGTGGGCAAGATGAACGCGGTGGACGCCATCCTTGGCGCGGCATTCGCCATGGCGCGACTCGGCCAGTGCAAAACCTACAAGGCTGTGTGGAAGAAACATCCACACTGGCGCGAGATGGGCAAAGCGTACCTGATTCTCCGATCGGTCGCGCATCGGCGCGGCGCGAGCGCGGGACCGAAGCGGTCCAAAGCACAATGGGACCGGTACGCCAAAGCTATCGACGATCTGGTCAAGCTGCTCGCGCCGTTCGGACAGCCGGATCAGGCTGATAAGACGTTCGGCATGATGGGCGCGGTGGTCCCAAACTCCGGCGCTGAACAGCCGGGAGTTGGGGACGCCATCGCGGACGGACAGCAAGGCGCTGGGGTTCTGCTCGGGAACGTCCAGCCGGGTCAATCGGTGGCCGAACAAGCCAGCGGGGACGCGGTGACGGTGGCGGTTCCGGGTGTGGGTCCGGGCAACGGACTGGGCGCGGGAGCCGGTGACGGAACCGGACCACGCCAGCAAGATGCGCCATGCCGCATGAACAAGGGTCTGTATACCCAGCTTCGTCCGTGTCTGGTCGGCGCGGTGGAACGTATCGCGCGGCACGATGAATCGGATGGGCTGGGGAGCGGTTTCTACTCTGGTCCGAAGATCGGCGCAGGCATCGAACGGGCGCTGATCGACGGCGGGTGTTTCGTCCGACGAAACGCTGAGGGTGAGAAGCTCCACGCGGCCATCATGCTCGACAACTCCGGGTCGATGAAATTCACCATCGACGACGTTTCGGCGGTCGGCCAAGCCTTCGCGGACGCCGTGAAGGGGGTCGCTGCCAGCGTGTCGCTGGCGACATTCACGGGATATGTACAGACCGAACAGGACTTCCGGAACGTCAGCGCCGGTGGCGGAACCATGACAGGGAAAGCGCTGGAGTGGGCTGAGGAACAGCTCACGCCGTGCAATGGGCGGCGCGTGTGCGTGATCCTCACGGACGGAGATACCGCCGACTTCGACGTCGCCGTAAAAGCCTGCGAATCCATGCGGTCCAAGGGGATCGCGGTCATCGGCATCGCCTACACGATTCCGGGTGACAGCATCCGGAAGTCGATGCCGGGCGCTCACGTCATCGAAGCCAACGACCCCACCATGCTCGCGGTCCAGCTCGCCACCATCGCGGGACGCATCGCACGCTGACACACACGGGCCCGCGCGGGGAACCGCTTGGGCTCGATTCGCTGGTTCGGGGGGACGCGGGGTTCACTTTGAAAGGGTGAGACCATGCTGTATGAGACGTATCGGCCAAAGGCGTTTGAGGATGTGGTGGGCCAGGACAAAGCGGTGGGCATGATCCGCCGCACGCTGGAGCGCTCGGGCGCGGGCGGGAAAGCGTTCTGGTTGTCTGGTCCATCGGGAGCCGGGAAAACCACGCTGGCGCGGATCATCGCGGGCACGATCGCGGACGAGTGGGTGACCCGTGAGTTTGATTCGGGGGACGCGGTGGACTCCCAGGCGCTGAACGACATCGAAGACTCGATGTGTCTGGCTGGACCCGGCAAGGGTGGACGGGCGTTCATCATCAACGAAGCGCACGGGCTGCGGAAGCCGATCGTGCGCCGGTTGCTGGGGATGCTGGAGCGCATCCCGAAGCACGTGGTTTTCATCTTCACGACCACCAAGGACGGACAGGACGCGCTCTTTGAGGACGACATCGACGCGGCGCCTCTGTTGTCGCGCTGTGTGCCGGTGGCGCTGACCAATCAGGGACTCGCGCAAGCATTCGCAGCGCGGGCGCTGGAGATCGCCAGGCGCGAGAATCTCGACGGCCAGCCGATCGCTGCCTACGTCAAGCTCGCCCAGAAGTGCAAGAACAACATGCGGGCCATGCTCCAAGCCATCGACGCGGGCGTCATGCTCGAAGGGGGTGCATGATGGACGCGCACGCCCAGCTCGAAGACTTCCTCAAGCGGGAGCGAATCAGCTTCATCGACGTCTACGAGACGATGGAGACGATGGGGGTTGACGACGAGACGATCGCCAACGACGGACCCGAGCCGTTCCACTACGTGCTGTACGGTCGAACCGGGAACCTACTGGTGTACGTCGGAGACCGGACGCCGGAGAACATCGCGCTGATGAAGCGGTGGTCGGTCCTGTTTGGAGACGGTTTCACTCCGGCTTTCTGCTCGCCCAACGGTGGTCCGTGGTTCGTCGGCATGGACGGCGAGACCATCGACCACGTGGCGCTGTTCGACTTGGGCGGGCGGGTGCCTGTCAAGCGGTTCGAGATCCCCGAGCCGGCGGTGGCGGTGGGTGCTCAGCTCGACCTGTTCGCATGACCCTTTCAGCCTGGCGCGTCGGGAACGCCGTGCCGGGTTTTCGCTGGTGGGCGGGGGCCTAGCTGGGAGACCATGATGAAGAAGTACCTGCTCACATTGTTTGGCGTCGCGCTGATAGCCGGTGGGACGTGGTGGTTCTTCCGCCAGTTCCCGATCATTCGGTACACCCAGACCACGATGGGCGTCCGCTGCGAGTGATTCACCCT